CTCGAACCACCCGAAACATGAAGAATCCCTTGAAAGATGAGCGCATCGGTGTCGAGACCGAAGCTCGGGGCATTGATAGGCGTTATGCCGCCTCCAGGCGAGCCGCTGTCATGCTGAGAGAAGTCATCGGAGCCTACGTCGAACATGAACACCTGCTCGTCAGTGACGACGTATGTCACCTCGTCGTCGGTGGCCATCGCAAGGGGAGTGCCGAAGTCGGGGCTGTCGTTGTCGGTCGGCTGCACGTCGTCGATGTCGGTATTAAAAAGGCACATGCTCTTGCGGGCGAGCTGGAGGTAGCCTGGACGGTTGAAATCCAGATTCTTGCTCTCTACCACAGAGCCGTAGAGGTCTCCTTTCTGGAGGCTCTTCCATGCTCGGTTCTCTGAAGGAATATTTATCATAGGTAAGGGATCTCGTAGGTCGTATCACCAACCTTAAGAAGTACAGTGTCGGCGTAGGCCCTCGGCACGGTTATAGTCTCAGCGTTGCCAGAAAGATTTATGGTCTGGGTAAGGGGAGTAGAACCATCCCCCAAGTCCTCGACCTGCGTGAATTCCTCAGCAAGCGTATTCCTTGAAGCCTCGTCGAGCGGATACCGTATCTGCTGGAAGTTTCTCTCGGAAATCCACGCCAGGAGGTCTCTTACTTGCTGTTCCAGCTGTCGTACTCGTTCCTCCATAGGCTATGACTTAGGTGTATTAAGCCACGAAGTGGCGCTTTTTGCGAGGGTGGTGAAACCGCTGGTAACGGGTGCGAACGTCGCGGTTAACACGGCGGCAGTCATCGAGACGGCACTAGCAAGGATGGCGAAGACGGCTGTGACAGCAGTGGCGACCATCGAAGCGGCCGTCAAAGGTGCCGGGACAACGTTTACTACTTGAAGCGTGCGGACTGTAGCTGCATTGGAGGCAACTGCAGTAACAGTCCCGCTGGCCATAGGGGTTTCCTGTGCGCCGTATGCCAGGGCACCTGTAAGGGCGTCAGAGGCGTTCCCCGCGAGGTTGATGTCCCAGAGCTCGATCCAGGAGGGGTTGTTGTTGGCAACGGCGTATCCGCTGAACGTCGCGTTGAGCGAGCCTGCACGGGAAACGCCGATGACGTACATGCCGGACGATACCGTGGGAGTAATCCCGGTTGCGGTATAGGTGCTGCCACCTGTACTCGTGGAGCCTATAGATTGGTCGAACGGGTTGGTTGAATCGGTATCGTAGAAAGCTACGATACCAGCGATAAACGTGGGGGTCTGGTTCGCGGTGAAGGTGAAGTTCGCCACCTGCACATCCGCCAGAACCGCGACCTTCCCGAAAAAGTACGAATTCAGGTAGTTGGAACCGCTGAGCACTTGGGTATTCAGTATCGTCGTCCAGCCAGCGGGCGGAGTAACGACGGAGTAGCCGGTACTTCCCTCTTGGGCCGTCACATGGGCCAGCATCGCGTCCCCCACCGCAAGCGCAGCAGGCTTCGTGACAACAATACTGGTTCCAGTGCCGCTTGTGCTGGAGGAGCCTCGATATTTGACCCGTGGCATGGCTATCCGAGGTACATCACGCCATCCGCGCTGAATTGGACGTAGAAGGTAGAGGCAGTCGAAGTCTGGTTGGCCCCGAGGTCTATGAGGCAGATGAGTGGCGAGGTGGCAGCCGTTCCCGTATCCTTGTAGATAGCCACGTAGCGGGCCGTGAGAGTGCTCGTAGGCCACGAAAGGTCAGCGGCGTCGAACACCCCCCGGTTGTTCGTGTTGTCCTGGGTCACAGTCTTGCCTGTTAGGGTTTGGCCGCCTGCGGTATAACCCGTCCCGACCGCCTGGCCCGCGCTCACGTCGTTGAAGAAGGCGTGGGCGTCTTGGTCTGGCGTGTAAGCACTCGTAAGGAGCGCCCCTTTGATGGTGTCCGTAAGGAGATTCACTCCCCCCTCAAGCACCCTGTCTTTGTATGCGTTATAAACGAGACTTGCCATAGTTACTTGTTATCTGAATAAGCGGACCTCATGCCCTTTCTAATATCTCTCTCACGTCGCCCGAAATACCTCTGTATCGCCCCTTGTATGCCCCGTGACGGCATCCCTTCGAGCTTTATGACCTCTGCCTCGATACGTGGGTACGAAGACAGGTTATTGCGCCTTGCGTAGTCGAGGGCGGGCTTGAGCCACAGGTACTTCTGGAAGAGAGCCGGCACACCAGGCTTCTTGGTGGTGTCAGTGTACGTGAAACGGCTGGCTGCTCGATTCACATAGAGCAGTAGCCCGCCAGTCCGATTGTAGTTAGGTACCGGGTCGAGAAATATCCCGTTGCCTGTCTTCGCGTACTTGTTGGGCACCCCGGAAGTCGTTGTGCCGTTGTAGAACGCCGATATATCCCAGTGAGCGTGTCTGTGGTCGTTGGCGGTGACCTCAATAGGCTCCAGTTCACGGCCGTTGCCCTGCGCGTCGGATATCACCACCTTGTAGATATCGAGGATGGGGTTACCGTCCTGATCCTCAAGGACCGAGTAGTCACGCTGGCCGCTTACAATGTCGGTGCTGATAATCGGGTAGTCGTCGTGGTTCGTGTCGTCAAAGGCCCAGTTTCCGCTCGACTGGAGCGCAATGGCCATGAAGTCGTCCATCGCTGAGTTGACCCATGCCGCGAATTGCTTCAACCGCTTGGTATTGCCGGAGATATAGCCTTCCTCCAAGCCCACCTCCTCCTCGAACATCTGGACTATTCCCGTGTAGTTGGTGGTGTCGTTGAATGGATTAGCCATAATGTTGGGTTAAGTGCCCTCTGTGGCCCCCCGGAATCGCTTTTGAGGGGCCATAAGGAGACTTAAGCGCCGTTTACCTTGCGATTGGCGAGCTCCTCCTTCTTGAGCTCGTGCTTACGAGGGTTCGTGGTCTTAAGGCGTTCGAGATACGCGTCCACGTCCACGATTGACTCGTCGATGATGCGCTTTTCGCGCACGACGACGGGCGTTTCAATGGTGTCGGTGCGCACCAGCTTGGTGGGATCGGCATTGTCGAACTCCTGCGCGCCCTGAGTGAACTCGGTGGCGGTCACCTTCTCCATCGAGCTCTCCTCGAAGGACTGAGTGCCGTTATCCGTGCTCACGCGGCGGGGCTGTACCTCCGGGGAGGCCGCAGTATTCGCTTCGTCAATGAGGCTCACGACCTCCTCAGACTTGGCCTCTTCTTTCTTCTTTGTTGCCATGTGTACTTGTTAGTCCTTATGGGGAGAGTGCTAGGACGGGAATCGGTGGGACAACCGGCCCAGCAACCTCCCCATAAGGGGTGGTTAATAACTAGGCGGGCGTTACCGTGACGTCGATGAGAAGGCTAGCAGTGACTGCCCATACCTTCGCACCTGCGTATCCGTAACAGACGACCTCGACTCCGGTCTTTCCCGAGACGCCCTTCTCCTCCCAGCGAACACCGCGAGGATGAGCGTAGGTAGCCATTCCCTTGACTCCCGCGAGGCGGTGGCCAGAGTTGGTCCAGGTCTTTGTACCGACCGTAGCGTCTACGAACGTACCTGCGCGTACGACATGGATATCAATACCCATCATCGACTGCATGAAGCCGTTGCGAAGCGCCATATCCGCGAAGCTGAAGCCGTTCTGGATCTGCGAAGTCACGAAGCCTGGGATGTCGGTATTTTCAATGACGAGGAAGAGGCCGCGGTACGATTCTGCGTAACCTGCTACCGAAGCGGCGATGTTAGCGAGAATCGTAGGCACGTTGGCTGCCGTGAAGCCCCCAGCTGGGGTGCTGTAAGCACCCGTGGCGTCCTCCGTGATGGTGTTGAGTACCCACTGGTCGAGCTTGAGAGCGACCGAGAAGGCCATCTGGTCCGTGCGGTTGTTAAAGAGGTCGAAGTCGGTGAGCACTTCTTCGAAGTCGTAGATGTGCTCGGCGACGATGAACTCGTCCGTAACCTCAAGAGCGTCGTCCGTAAGGGTGAACGCTGCTGGAGAGTACGTACCCGTGAGGGCCTGCACGACGGTCGTCGGGCGGGAGCCGTAGGGGTTCTGGATGCGCTTGGCATCGGAGCGGTCCACTTCAAAGATGGACTCCGACACCATCGCGTTGCGGAGAACTTCTCCAAGGCGCGCGCTGCGGTACTTATCGCGGTACACGCGGCTGGCAATTGTGTTTGCTGACATTTATTTGGGAATAAATTGGTATTCCCACCGATTTTTGTCTACTTCTTGGCGAACGAAGCCTTGATGAGCCGCTGCATCTCCTCGTCGGAGTCCGGGAGCTGTCCCTTTCGCGCGTTGTTGAGAAGCGTATCCTCGGATACCTTTCCTGTCGCGCGTCGTGACGGCCCGGTGGCGGTTGCTGCTGCCGTGGCTCGTTTCTCCGCGTTGTCTGCAAGAATCGACTTTACTACCGTTGAATTGAGGGCTTCGGATACCGAAATTCCTTTGAGTTTCGCGTATTCCGTGACCTCTGGGATGTCGTCTTTCGGTACTCTGGCCTCGTTCAGGGCGTAGAAGTCTTCGAATGAGAGTCCTGATTCGCTGATCGTCTTTACTTCCTTTGCTTTCTGGGTCCTCTCGTAAAGCTGGGCGTTCTTTCTCTTCAGTTCTTCGTTTTCCTTCCTAAGAGCCTCCTTTTCCTCGTCGGTCTGGGCTGCTTCATCAGTCGTTTCCTGATTTTCAGTCGTCTCTTCCGGTGTTTCAAGGACTTCCGGAGCGTCCTGTGTTTCCTCTGGTTCCATTTTGAGAGATGGTTACTCTGATGTTTGGATAATACTATGCAAGTGCCGTATGTCTAGGCTGTGGATAACCTTTTTACATACTGGAGTCTCGCCTAAGTCGCTTCTGTGTTTCCTCTACCGTCTCCTCCTTGCGTCCTGCGAGAATGGAGAGCATCTGGAGCTGCTGCTCGTTGTGGCTGACGAGGGTGTTGCGAGCTACAAGGTCTATATAAGCCTGTTCCGCGCCCTTACCGACAGCCCCACTCAGCTTCTCAAATTGGATCTCCTCCTCACCCAACACCTCTTCACTTTCAAGGAAAGTGAGCTGTTGATTCAAGTAGGTAACGAGCAGTTCGCGGGCCTCTAGGTGCGGATACGCCTGTTCGGGGCTTTTGTCCTTCAAATCTACGGTCATCCAGAGGTCTATAAGCTGGCTTATAGGGGCGTTCCCGTCGAGAGTGGGCAGGTAGGTCTTGCGTAGTACTGCCATGGCAGCCTCGTTCTCACGGAGCTTGTTCAACATATGCTGCTCCTGAAGCTCAAGCGGCATCTGAAGGAAGTGTTTGCGGATGGCGATGAGCAAGTCGTCGTTCTCGGCAAAAGTTTGCTTAATAATGTCGAGCTCTGCGTCCGTGTAACGCATCGTCCGCTTCTTCTTATCTTCTTTTTTCATATATCCACCGATTATTTAGTAAAGTTGCCCGCCTACGGTGCGGCTGCGGCAAGCATTTCTGCGGCCTGAGGCGGCATCTGGGATGGGTTTCCTGTGGAAACCGGGGCTGGAGGTGCCATTTGAGGCTGTGGAGCAGGTGTGGAAACCTGTGAGAGCTCGATCGGAGATACTTCACCAGTCGCTGCGAGTATCTTGTTGAAGATGAGGCGAGCGTCCCCGCTCAGAGGTTCACCCCTGTTGGCCATCACTACCTGGAAGAGAGTGTTGAGAGTCTGGAGAACGGCCTGCTTATCGTGCTGCTCATTGGTTACTTCTACCTCCACAGAGTCCCAGTCCACGTCCTTGAGCCATTCCTTCCAGGAGATGTCCTCAGGATCAAGAAAGCGAGTGTTTCCCGTGGCACCAAGCTCCTGCTGTACGGCTCCTTCGTCTATGGCGGGGTCGAACTCACGGAGTGTGTCTACATCGCCCTCGATGAGCTTCTGTGCAGTCTGACGGTTGAACCTCTCGACTGCGGCTTGCGGAACGTAGCGGCTGTCTATGCGCTTGATGTCGTAGTCTTCGAGTACCGCGGCTATTTCCTCCTTGGAGTCAAGTTGCTTAGCGAGGTGCGGGAGCACGTACGTTCGCATCATGTCCTCCAGATGGAGTCCCTTGTTCTCGGTCATCACCTCAAAAAGGGAAGAAGACTGTTGTGCTAGGAGGGCAACGCTCGAATATGGTGTATTTGCCGGCTGGGTGTTGCCGCGAAGAGCGTCCGGAGTGCTGGTTATCTCTTGCCCGAGCGCACGCCACTGGGCTGCGAAATTCTGGTAGCTCGTGATGTCGTGGCTGCCGTTGTTTACCTGGGTAAGAGGCTGATTGAGCTCGTGAATGAGGATGTCGCCGTTCTCGATGGCCAAAAGGGCGTTCTGGTTGATGAAAGAGGGATCTGCTGTCTGGAAAATCAGCTTGGAGGCTAGGTCGAGCTGATCTTTCATCGCCTTCACGCTGTGATTTTGCATCCACTGAGCATCGAAGAGATACTCTACGGCCCCGACGGACTGCGCCCGGCCATCCTCCTTGATGAGGTGTGTGATCATGTACGGGTCTTTTGCCTCTTTGCCGCTGTAAAGAGTGAAGTCCTGGTACTGGAGAGCAGCGCTTCTGCCGCGTCCCTTGGCCGTTCCTACGAAGGAAACTACGTGCATCTGTTGTACAAACGTGTCGAAATCAGCGTCATTAAGTTCCTTGCCTTGCGCCATCTTGAGGGTGGCCAAACTGAACTCCCCGTGCACTTCATAGAGCCTGTAGTACCCCGTCTTGTGATCTTTCGACATCTTATCGAGGCCTCGGCGGGTCTCCTCGGCGTCAATAAGATCCCGCACCGCGTCCTGATTGTAGGACTTATTGTTCCGCAGCTGTGCCTCCGTGAGCTCTAGAACCTCTATCTTAGGATTTTGTTCGAAGTCGATAACATCCGTGATGAGACGGTTCCAGGGCACGTTCGTAGGGATAAGTCGGCCCTCCTTCTCGACGAACTTCACTACCGCCGAGCCGTAAGAAGCGAGGTTGCGGCCCCAGTCGTTAAGAAATACACCGAACTTCTCCTTCCTCATCCAGTTCTGGAGGATGATGGTGGCAAGGAAGGACGCCATCTCGTTCTTGGAGTTGGTGGGCTTTATGCGGATGTCCTTTCGGTCTATGTCTGTGGCGCGGTACCAGATGTTCCTGGCTGCCACGACGATGTTGAAGAAGGGCTTGTCGCGGCCGAGGGAGTCCGTGGGGCCGCTCAAATGCTTAGAATTCAAGTACGCGTCTATGCGGTTGATGTTCTCGTACTGATCGAACTCAACGTACTTGGAAATGGTCGTACCTCCCCCGGAGATATAGTTGCTCTCCATTTCGCGCACTATCTGACCTACGGTTTTGTCTTGTTCTGGGATTGGAGACATTGTTTACGAGTAGTATAGCTCCTGTTTGTCAAGTGCCTAATGTGGGGATAGCCTACTTGGTTCCTACGGCGTTTGCGCGGTTCCTGAGGAACTGATTGCGCTGCTTGGAGGCTATCTGGTTCCTTTCCTCACTCTGGTGGGGCGACATCCTACCTATGACGTGGAAATACATCCTCATGATCCACGTATCCGAGTCATCAGGCGAGCGTCCGATAGCTTCTTTCACATCCTCTTTCTTCGTAGGCATACGCTTCCCATCCCCTTTCGATACGTCCTGATACACGGAAAGCTCCTCAATCACGCGCTCCTTCGCCTGTCCACTTACCCGTGAGGCTATTTTGTGGTTGTTCACGAGGTCAGCAAGCACAAATACGCATTGGCTCCGTAGGTTGGCATAGTCACTCGTAAGGATGGGGGCCTTGGGCAAATACCCTGCGTTTGGCACCCTCGTAGGGTCGAGATCTGTCTTTATGGGGGCGTAGGAGGACTTAAAGCCTATGATTCCGTCCAGGAGGGAGGATGTGGCGACTCCAGTACCCACACCAATAGCATCTACGGCGATGTGCGAGTAGGGAATACGGTCTTGCGCGGCGTATTCGCGGGTCTTCGAGATAATTGACTCCGTGTTCAGGCGGTCAAATGATTCCCGGCGATACTCCTCCAGCCCCTCCCAGAAGCTGAAGATTATCTTGTCTGAGCCGTCCTCGGCCACGTCGATGGTCAAATACTTGGCGTTCTCCTTGATTATCGTGTTGCTGAAGACGTCCACCAGGGCCTCGAACTTGAAGAGCGCACCTTGGTTCTCGACGTACTCGGCCAGAATCTCCTGCCTATAGGTCTCAGGGTCCATGGTCTGCTGAGCGTGCTCAATCTCAAGCGGGTCAATGTAGGGGTTGTCCTTGCTAGTGAAGTGGAATTCTTGGTAGCTTTCACCCGACTCCTGGAAGTCCTTGACCATGCGCTTTAGGTTCGGATTCTCTTTCTTAGGTGTGCCGATGAAGTCTGCGGTTCCTCCTGTGTCGAGAAACATGGGGCGAAATATCTCCATCCACCCGCTGTAAAAGTCCTTCATAGTGTCGAGCTCGTCGAAGGATATGTGTACCACCTCGGTCATACCTCGATAGTTCTCCCGATTCTCCCACCCTCCTACGTAAATTGTGCTCGTGTAGCCATCGGCGTTGGGTACTTTAATCTCTAGGCGCTGCTCACTCGGTTCTCCTAGGCCCGCCAACCGGGACTTCAGTTCCTCCCAGATGATCTTTCGGGCCTGTATCTGAGTAGGGGCTATGTATAGTACCTTCCGGTTCTTAAGTATCTTGTCTGTCCTGAGATCCAGGTTTCCTTGAGAAACCGTGGCTTTGTAGGCAATGGTTTCGACCTCCACGGCCGTCTTGCCGCCCTTTCTGCCGGCTCTCGCCACCTTGAACCTCTTGCGGCTCTTAACTATCTCCTTCTGTTTGTCGTGGAGCAGAATCATGCAAGTCGTAATACTCGATAGCTTTTTCACCCGAGTCAGAGACGAGCACTAAATAGTCTGGACCCAGCAACCTCTGCAGCTTGTCCTGCAAATATAGGTCTTTAATCAGTACGATCTTCATTGAAAGTGGGGTCGAAGCTGATAACGAGGGGCTTACCGTCACTCGTGAGGTCGTTGCTGTTGTGCGGATTCCCCTCTGCCATCTTCCAGACTATCTCGGGAGGGAGAGCGGCGAGGAACTTAACCTTCTCATCCTCCGGGAGAGTTTCCAGATACTCTTTGGCAAAGGTCTTAAGCGATTTACTGCCTTTAGGTCGGCCGCCCGGATTTCCTGACTGCCCCTTTACGAACTTATAGCCGTTGAGCCAGTCGTAGTTGTGATGTTTTTTCTTCTGTTCCTGAGAATCTGCCATATTGAAAACTATAGCATATCGTTGTCTGATTCTTCTTGTGTGACTTCGACCTCCTCTTCTGGATCAGGATTAGTTATGCACCATTCGAGTTCTGCAAAGAACTGGCCTTTTATCTCCTTGAGATTGGCTGCGACAAGGGCCATCTTGGTCATTTCTCCTAGGTGTTCGCTGTATATGACCTTAGGATTCTTGTGAGCGCGATTTACGGTTTCCGCGTATTCCAGGGCTATTTCAGATGAGAAACCGCCCCCGAGAGGTACCATCTCCAACTCCTGCTCTACTACCGGTTTCATTCCCATGACTAAATCATGTGACTTCTTCTGCTCCGTCTTTCTCTACCTCCCTGAACCGTTCGGCCGCTGCGACACCTTTGCGGGCCTCTTCGACAAGCGTGCGGAGGAGGTCGCCCATCAAGTGGTCGGGCATCCCCCAAAGGTCGGTAGAGACGCTATCGCACTGGACCGGACCTCCAGGATTCGTCTCGACCGTGATGCGAGTCATGCCTTTCTGGAGCTCTGGCTGGGCGACCTTTGGTTCCCTGTATTCGGCCATAGCTAGAAAATGATTATGAGGAGCACGATGATGAGGAGGGCTGCTCCGAATCCTATGTGCATAGTTAGAGAGTGACAGCAGTTGCGCCGAGAAGTGCGAGGACGCCAAGGATAATTGCCGAGATGCCTACCGTAATGCGGAGCCAGTCGCGCGGGATGAACTGGTAAGCGCCGATAGCGAGGAAGAACACGATCGTGACGATTGCTGCTAGTTCCAAATTACTGTGCTTTACCTACTAACGATTGGAAGTAGGGCGACAAGCGCACCTCCTCGGACCTCTTTCGAGGGTGGTGGAAGTGGCAAAGCGTAATGCCATTGTTAGGTTCATAACGAAGCTCAGGATACGGTGTCCACCCAAGTATGTGGTGAGCCTCTATCCTACCAGCACAGTCCGGGTTGGCTATCTTACATTTGAAGTTATCTCGTAGCCAGACTTCTTTTCTCCATGCTTTATACCGCGAATCGTTGCGATCTTGCTTGGGGGCAAGCTTGCTCCTATCCGCTATCCACATGGGATGGTTTGGGCCGGATTTTTCAGGCATCTTCTTGCCCTTATTCCAAGCCGGTTTCCCTTTGAAGTTGCTCACATAACGGCCCTCCTCGTACGCTTTGCGGCGGGAAATCCGTCGTTTTGCTTTCGCTTCAGGCGTTTGAAGACCTGCCATCATGCGAGCCTTCTGTTCTGGAGAAAGTTGTTGCCTTCTCATGTGTTGGTTAGTTTATTACCCGCAAAGGCGCGGACGGCTGGGCTCTACGGCGTTGAAGCCGTGGGAGAACTAAGTCCTCAACCCAGCCGTCCAAGTCCTTACGGTTTCTTGTGGAAACCCGAGGGGGGCAGGCGGGGAGGTTCCGCCTCATTTCTGAGTATGCGCGGTAAATGCGGCGCACCACGCTACTCCCCCGTCCACCTCCCTCATAGAGACGCTGGTGGTGGGGCACTGAGATTTGCACTCCTACTGGCTCGCCATAGGCGCAGGGTTCTACCCCTCTTTCCCCAGCTACATCCCCCCATCAACGTCCCTATGTACAGAAATTAAGAACTGCAAACTCTCCGTGAAGCTCTTTAGCCATTTCGTCGTAAGCTCGCGCGGCTTCCTCAGCGGAGGCGAATCCTCTGCGCTCGGTCGTCTTGCGGTTTATACGAATCTTGGCTGTCCATACGTTCCCGTCTTTACCCACTCCCCTGAAACCATACTTACCCACCTTCTTGCGCGAGTTCATATTGTTCTGGGAAGAGGTGCAGAAACGTAGGTTTTCCTTCCTGTTATCCAGCCTGTCGCCGTTCTTGTGATCCATTACGAATCCTTCCTTACGGCCCATTATCTCGCGTTGTAGGGGCTGCCATCGCTGCTTCTCTACCCCATCAACCCAAACGTTGAGCGTCCGTATGGCGTAACCAGATACGTCGAGCCTCCACTTATATCGTGATACTCGCTCGTAATCTTCCTCGTCGATAAGTGCTGGTCGTTCGCTGTTCTTAACAGGTATTGTCTTCATACAGACAGTATACCACCTTCTCAACTCCTGTTCTCTCAATGTGCATCCAGTTTCCTGGTGACTCGGCCTCTCGGAAATAGTAGGGACCGAGTCACCAGGAGCAGATTGCGGGAACAGGAAGTCTCCAACAATCTGCTGCCCAGCCTCCATTCCGTTTACAACCTGGGCGGTTGCTTACTCATCATACCCCATTCTGGGGGTCAATGTCCTGTGAAGAAGGGCTGGGTGTGGATAACTTCAGGGCCTCTTGGAATGAGGGGAGGGCGCGGATGAGGTCTTTGTATTCGCCCTGGGTCGGTTCTTTGCACTCTTTCTTCTTGAGAGCGTAGAGCTTTTCCCAGGCTCCCTGGCCGTATCGCTGATCGTAATGGACGGCGTTCAGGGCCATCGCGCTCGGTGTGAAGCGGGGGTTGTTGCATTTCTTGTGCTGGAGAGCGAGGTTTCTTCTGAGAAACCGGAGGTATTCCCCGCAATTGGCAGCGTCTACCATGTGGCCGCAGTCTGCGTAGTGCCAGTCCTCCACGGGCTCAAGACAAGTGATACAGACCCCGTAGCGCTCCCACTCGTCCTTCCGCACATCCCTGGAGAGCCAGTACCACAGAATTCCCCTCAGTCCCTTATACCTCCGATAAGCTCCGTCTGGCACAAGCCACTCACGCCACAAATCTACCTGGGTACGCCTCTTAGGTCGTTTCTTGGTCAAACTACGCTTAGAAGCCAGTTTTGAGCGTTTGAGAGGGCTTCTACGAGCCTGGAGCGGCTTCCTCTGGAGGTACGTTTTCTTCACGGTCGTTTGTTGGTCTTGTGGTCGATGAGCCATCGCCAAGCTTCAACCCACTCCGGGTGGCAGTTATAGACGTGATACTCCAGGTTCGAGAACTCTATGATTGCCTGGATGTCGTCTGAGACGGGCAGGGCTTCCCATAGGGACTCGTCGTCGGTCATGGCCGGTGGCAGGGACATCTCGCGAGGCACTCTGCCTCGCGCACACAGGAACGGCAGCAGTCCTTACGCTGGTGGCAGTCGGGGACAGTCTTGAAGTTCTTGACGAGTTCGTCCTTCTCTTCTTGCGTGAACTCACGTACGGGAGGCGCAAGATTGTAGAAAGGCTTACGCTCACCAGCCTCTTCCTTGTCCACTAAGCGGGAATGTCTGAAGTTCTTCTTGTAGTCGTTGATCATAGGCGTTCAAATTTTCCACAAACTGTGCAGTAATGTGCTTGCGCCCACTCATGCGGATGGGTGGCGACTTCCTTACGAGGACGGCCGTTATGAAAAGGGAAAGTGGTTAATATCTTTTCTGGAGACCAGCCTAGTTTTATACGATTCAGTAAAGTCTCACGACTGAACCCCGTTTCCTTTGCCCACTGAGATGCTGATTGTCTGCGGCCCTCGTACTCAATAAACTTAGTCGCCCTTGTATTGGACATTTGCTCTCTGTGGGAAATCCAACGACAGTTACCAGGCGAATAACCTTCGTCATTATCAATCCTGTCAAGAGTCAGGCCCACCTCCCAACCTTTAGCCAAAGCCCACTCTCTAAAGTTGTTGAAGTCAGTCCATTCGTCACATATTCGTATTCCTCTCCCCCCGTAGGAGGCGTAGTTCGGGTGATTTGGGTTATTGCATCGGCCCCGCATGTTCTGCCAGCATTGGTAGAGTGGGTGGCTTTTCCCGCGTGGAGCATGACCGTGCTTGATAACTCGCGGCTCTTTAGATAAGCAACCGCAAGACTTGGTACGATTCTGTTTCCAAGACTGTATTTTGGTTATCTTCTCGTTGCCACAGCTGCATAGGAATCGGCCCATGCGTCCATAACCTTTCCTAACCTCAAGGGGTTCAATGAGTGTGAGTCTGTTCATGTTTGACCATTTTACCACACACACCACAAGAAACGTAACACTGATTTCCCCATTCGTGGTTATGTTCCCCATGCCTCAGTTCTCTTCCTGTCTCTATTATCTCCGCTAAACTATTAGTCTGTGCCACAGCAAGTATCTGCTCAGGCTGTTCGTCAGGCATACTGATGATACATTGGTACAATTTTGTATATGGCACAGTTGTGTTCTCAGGAAACTGCCCCTTGATCATGAAGTGACCAACCTTGAGAAGCTTCGAGATGTCACCCTTAGAGCGACCGAGCTCGAAACGGTAGTAGTCCTCGAAGGTAGGGAAGTCGGGCTTGTATGCCTCCTGTTCCTTGATGATGGCGAGGCACATACCAAGCGCCACTTGGGATACCTCTGATAATTTGTTGAGCTTTGAGGCGCGTTCTAGTAAGTCGTTCGTGACGTAGTACTCCACCCCGTTACTGAGTCCTGTAGGGTCAACCGTCTCAATTTCCTCACCCTGTGTTCCTGCTACTTGCTGCATATTCCGTGCCATTTATCCTCTACCTTGTAATCGTGCGTATCTATCCGTCTCTTAAGCTTAGCAGACGACTCGCCGATACTTCGGGCGTTATCCACATCCCCGTGGCGCAGGCTTATCTCCATGACTTCCAGCATCATCATGCGGATTCTCTGGTCTTCGAGACGGGAGGGGGAACAGATCATAGCTCGAACTCGTCGTCCATCTCCGCTTCCCGTGTAGCGCTGTCCTCCATCGAGTCCACCCAGCTCTGCTCTGCTTCGTAGCGGCCATTCTGGGTGTTGAATTTGAGGCCCACGTTGCCGTTCTTTCCGAAACGGCGGTTAGCGGCAACGTTGAGGAGAGTGCGGTTTTCGGAGTCGAAGACCCGTATCTTTTTCTTGAGGCTATTCTTGCGCCAGAGGAGTATCACCGTGTCGGACTCCTTCAGGATGTCGGAGGAGTTGCCGATGTCGATGAGCTGGGGCGGCTTCCCCTCGTCGGACTGCGAGATATGGACCAGGAGCATGACCACGACATTCCACTTCTTCGCCATGTTCTTGAGCTCCTTCATGACCATGCCGATGCGGTAGGCCAGGTTCTCGTTCTTGTAGTTCTCGCCTTTGTTGTTGATGTACCCCAGGTGGTCAATCACGACGAGGCGGCTATTGTACTTGGCGATACCCTCGACCATGCGCTCTTCTATCCACTCAGTCGTTACGAAATCAGCGAGCCTCTCAGGGCTCAGGAAGTAGGGGATTGAGTACCCGCGCTCCATGCGCTGTGAGATAAGCTCCTCGGCCGTCTGCTCGATCGGAATCATCACGGGGTTGAGGTCGGCAAGGGTTTCCATGAGGAACATCCCCATCTGGCTCTTGCCGTGCTTGGAGTGCGCTGCGATGGAAATTACCTGCTGCTCCCTGAAGCCCCCTGTAAGCTCGTCTAAGCGATTTATACCCGTCATGTGACCCTTGGGCGGGGGAGCCTCCAAAAGCCGCTCCTGGATGGTTTTTGAGTCAACGAGGCGGTACTCACCGTCGTACCTGCCCATCACCTCCTGGAGTCGGACCAAACCCTCGGCATCGTAGAGCTCTTTTTGCACGTCTTTGCGCTCCGCTTGGATACGCTTGATTATCTCTTGTGCGCTCATACCCCCATCTTCTTACGCTTCTTAGCGAGGTCGTTCCACTTGCGTTCAAGATCGCTGGGCTTGGTGACGCTCGGGAAGAAGTCCTCATCCTGGTACTCGCGGATGAAGTCGAGCATGGATTTGACCTTCTCTTCCCCCCGCTGGAAAAGGAGCTCCCCGTGCTTGAGTTCCGTGGTATTGATGTTCCAGCTCGGCTGCTGTTTCCTGAACCAGGAGAAAGCCGTCCGCGCGTTCGGGTACTTCGGGGCTTTCGCAGGGCGCGTGGATTCCTCTGAATCGGAAACTATCTCCAGCGGAGCGGAAGCGACGCTCAAGTTATATGTATTAGTATCTGTAATACTATGTAGAAGTTTTTGTCTATCAGGCACGACATTTTTGTCTATCAGTGATAGACGTTTTTGTCCTTCAAGATAAAGTTTCCGGCTATTTTTACCTACCATTACCAGCCGTAAGACCCCCAACTCTACGAGTTCAGTAACCCACCGCGAAACTGACCTCTCGGAGGCAGAATAGAGTTTCGCGAAGTATTCGTTTGAAGCCCAGCAGAAACCTTCCTTTGAGCAGAGAGCCGTTATCTCCCCGTACAGGAGTTTGGCGTTGGGGGTTATGTCCGCGTACCTGACGGTTGCCGGAATGATCGCGTAGTAGTTTGGTTGTTCCCCGTTCATAGCGTTTCTAGGTACTGTTCAATCGTCTTTCCTTCTGCCAGGGCGTCTATCATGCGGTGCATCGCGTCTCGCCAGGAGGGATTCTCACCTATCACCTGTTCTATCGAGCCTTGTTCGCCCCACCCCTCCACCTTCCCCACAGCTTTCCAGGCTTCGTGATCAAGAAGTGTTGAGTGCACATGGTACTTGGAAATGTAGTACGCCTTCTGGTAAGAGGGCTCCCATTCGCTATCCCTTGCATAGAAAGGCTTCCAGCCTCCCTCTATGGCCTTTTCGATAAAAAGCTGAGTTGTCATACCTCACTAGCATTAAAGACGACCCCACCGCCGGACAGGGAGTGAAGTCGTCTTTAGTAGTAATGAGGCTGTCCGGCTCATACTTCAGATACTAGCACGCGGTTTCTGATGGAAACTTTGGGGTGTGGATAACCTGTAATCTTCATAGACGGTACACGTCTTATGTGTTGAAGTAGGCCACAGTTACCCCGCTCCGCCAAGCTGTGCTTGAGCAACCACCAGGGGGTCCCGTAGCTACACAGGAAGAGACCTTTGCGCGAGGTCTCTTTCCTTTTTGGGACATCGTAGACAGAGCCAGAGGTCGTCGTTTCTGTAGTACACGCCTGCCGCCGGGGGCTTCGTTTCCACTTCGCATCGGTCGCACTTCCTGAAGCGGGGGTCAAGAGTCATGGCCACCAAGAAATAAACCCCGTGTCGCGCTCGTTCTTGAACCTATACTGCCTGTTCTTGTCGCGTTTGTAGTGTGGATGAGCTTCAAGCCACTTCCTACGCGTCTCTCTTGCCCTCGCGCTTTTCTGATACTCCCGGTGGTATTTTTTGGCGTCGAAGTCCCACTTAGGGGGAGGCTCGCCGTTCGTGTAGCGGTCGTAATAGTACACGTTTCCTGGCTTCCTCGGTCGACTCATAACATCGACTTAATCCCCTCCTGAAAACGAGACTTCACGGAGCAACTATTCGAACAGTAACGTCTACGATCTATGGCGGCGTTAAAATCTATCCCACAAAACTCGCAGATCTTGAGCCGCATTTTCTTGGCCCCTTTGTTCCAAGGCACCCCTGCGTCATAGCGACGATGACAAGAAACGCATAGGCGTCTAAAATTCTCCCTCTTCCTCTCGTATCCCTTCTCATGAATAACCGCCCACTCGTACCCACCAGTATTTCTGCAATCCATGTCGGGTAACCCCTCACAGTGGTCAGGGCTTCCGTAGTGTTTCAGGAGCCACTGGTGAATACCAGCGTAGCCAACGTTGTCACCTTTCCACCGCCCTATACCTGCGCCGTATACACCTATGCGGGACTCGCTATAACAAGCCTGGGAACAGTATTTGCAGCCCTCCCACTGGACGTAAGTATGTTTTGGCTTCTTGTTGAAGACAACCGAGCATCCAGCACACGTCTTGGAGCCACCTGTGTTTCTTTTTACCTTCATACGAGTCTAGTTTTGAGTCGCTGCACAAACTCTTCTTCTTTCGCCATCTCCCTTATTTTACCAATCATTCCGAGCTTTTCTCCGTCCATCCAGTACGTGTTGCCCTGCCGCTCAAGCACGCCTCGGTCGATAGCTTCCTGCACCACGTCTAGCCCGCTCACAAACCCGACATCAAACATGAAACTGGCCTCCACCTCCATGCCTTCGTTCCCTGCGAGCTTATTACGCTTCACTTGGCCGACGACGACCGTGCCCACCCGCTTGTCCCCCTGCTTGATGACATTCGCTCCCGTACGCTGCTTGAGACGGATGGAAAGACTGCGGTGATATTCGAGCTTCTTACCTCCGCTGGTCTTGATGGCCCCTGACATGATGTCCGTGAAGGAGTGATTGATTACGACGAGAGCGGTGTTCTTGAGTACGAGCTTCGAGACTATGCGCCGCAGGAAGGGGGAGAGGAGTCCCGCCTGTACACCGATGGTCTTTTGGCCCGCTTCCTTCTCAGCCTCGCGGTCTGAGCGGAGTGCCCCCACCGAGTCGAGAAATACCAAATCATAATTTCCTGCGGAAACTTCCTTCTCAATCACATTCAGTATCTCCTCGGCACTTGGGTCACGCAGAAGGTCGAGCTGGTCGTTGTTTACGCCCATCTTCGCGGCATACACAGGGTCGTAGTACCACTCCACATCGGCCCACAATACCCTCTGTTTGCCTCTCTGCGCCCCGGCAACCGCCTGGAGACATACGGACGACTTACCCACCCCGGAATCGCCCCACACCTCCGTTATCTTCCCCTTCGGGATGCCTCCAATACCCGACAAACGATCAAGGAAGGTGTCTGTCCGTATCACCTCCACTTTCGCCACCGATGACGCTTTGGGTATGGTCATACTCTCTCAAGTTTAGGGCTGCAAGATAAACAGACTCCAGCACGGGAATGTTGATAGCAAGAATACCCCGCGCACCACCGACAATACGTGTAGGGTTTCCGCGCGGCCTCACACACCTCACATATCATCTTCTCCATACCTATTTCAACTTACTTAGTTCGTCTATTAACGCACTTGGGCTTTTATGTGGTTTTCGTATCGCATGAGCAGGCTGACAGCCTCCCGCACTACCTCGGCCTCACTAATTCTCTTCCTCTTGGCGTCCTTCCTAATCCACACCCGTTGCTCCCTGGGGAAGCGGCAAAGCAATATTTCCATATAGCCAAATCCTAGCATACTGATATAGATATCGCAAATAGGCCATAATCCATAGTTATCCACACCCCAGCTTGACGGCGATATCGCATGGGTATATACTGACTAAGTTCGATTAAAAGCCTTATGTCCTTTGCGCGGCTTGCTACCAACAACGAAACCCGACCTTCTCATAAGGCGGGTCGGGCTGAAACCAGGGGAAGTTGGCCGCACAGAGGAAAAACAACACTATGAAAGACGAAAACACTTACAACGAAGAGTTTCTAGAGGCCCAGCGCGAAGACTTCTATCAGTTTCTCGCGGAAACCGATTGGAAGAACGCTCAGGCTATCGTGGACAACCTCTACGAGCTGGGCGCGACTCTGGAAGCGACGTACCTCCGCAAAGCCCTGTTGAACGCGCAGAACGACTATCTGGACGAGAACGAGGTGGAGGCAGTTTTCTTCGCACAGAAAGACAATCCTCTCAATGGGATCCAGGTCGAGGGAGAAACGAGCGAGCTTAACCCTAATCGCGGCGAAGCGTCCTACTAACCTATGGAAACACTCAAGGAACTCGGCAAGTTCGCCACGGTCGTCGCCATTATCACGTTCTGGGTCGTAGCTTACGCCGCAGTAACATGACTCCCTACTACCAGAACCCCGCTTTCGCGATGAGCCCAGTAGAAGCTGCCGCCCTCTCAGAAATGACCGGCTACACCTACGAACCGATTGTCCAGCCGCCCCTGAAGCCGCTTGAGCCGACCTGGTGGGAGGATCAGCCCACCCGCCTCAACTGGTATCAAGACCCCCGCGATAATGACCGCAACTACCATGACTAGAATGCTAGAATTAAGGAGTGAAGAACCTCAAGGACACACCATTCAGCATAGAGCGGCTGTTCGTGTGGACCATCGGGATCTGCCTCCTTATCGCGGTAACAATGACCGCCGTCATGTCCTATCAGGGCAAGACCATACCGCCTCAGCTCCAGAGTATCGTGATGCTTTCTCTTGGGGTGTTCGCGGCCAGAATCGAAAAACAAACAACTAAATAACTATGAATAAAATTGAATTTGGGCCTTTCACGTTCGATGTGTTCAGTCTAGCGGTTCTTGCACTCGCAGTTGGGATCGTTCTTACCCGCTACTACTACGGCGTATGAAAATAACGATTGAGAACACCAACGGGCAGAAATACCTCATGACGGGGGAAGAGTTCGTCGACCAGTTCGCGTCGTCGCTTGTAAATGAGACGTTTGACGGCAACCCCGCCACCTTCTTTGAAGGATTTCTCTCCTCCTACGAGGAGGGGACACCAGATCCTAACTGCAATCGCTGTAAGTGGTGCTGGGTAGACAATGGAGAGGGGCGCGGTTTCTGCCAGTTCTTCTCCACTTGCAAGTGCCATAACCAAGCTGACGTATGAAGAACCTAAACGACCTCAAGAGGGAAACGCGGGAGGAATTGGACAGCCGTTTCGGTCGCTTCGGCGGCGGCGGTATCGGAACGAAAGAGGAAGCTGCTCTCTTTCTTGAAGAAACCCTAGACAGGTTCTTGGACGCGGTGGAGGAAGCGGTGCTCGACATTCGCTCACCTTACCGTCCTGACGAGCAACACCGCGAAAGCGGCTGGCTGGAAGCGAAAGCCCAGGTAAAGGAAGTCTTTAAGCGCTTTCGGGAGGGCGGCAAAGAAAAAGACTGCACCACCTTTCACCCTGAATTCCGCGAAGGCTGCTGGTCATGCGAGGGCGTAGACGTTGACAAGGTATGACCTGGGACGCGCTCTGGAGCCGGGTCAACAGGGAAGCCGAAGAGGGATCCCGCTACCAGCGCGATCCTTACGAGTTCGCGCAGAAACATCTGCACGTCTGGCAGTTTAGGCCGTGGACGCGGGCCGCTTATCACGCGTTCGGTAAAGACATCACTGTATGAGAACCAGAGAGAAAATAATGCAGGGCTGGCGCGAGCGTAACGGATTTAACGCAGCAACAGTGATATCGGAGTTCTGGACGCTCCAGCTAGAGGTGCTCCTTGACATCCGTGAGTTATTACAAACCTTACACGAAGAGATTCATGGGAAAGCACACTAACTACCAGTTTCCAAGCGGAAACAAGGATTACGTCAACTTAGTAGACCTGGAAGGAACGATTGAGAGGCGGGCAAGAAAACGACGGGAGTTCTGGAACCGTCCCGTGGTGGTGTGGAAGGCGGGGCTGTTCCTTGCGGTCCTGGCCGCCCTGTTCAGCCTCACGTTCTGGGTGGATCAGCGAGTCCTGACTTGTGAGAATTACCAGATGTTCTGTAGTCGCTAGCGTATGAAGGTCAAATACAGGATTCCTACGACCCAGTACGGCTTCGTGGAGGTAGAGGAGGAAGCAAACCTTGACCCTGAGCAAATCCGCTTCACCCACGACCTGCTGGTAGACGAGTTCAAGGCTGGTCTTGGGTTGTCCCCAACCGAGTACGCAAAAGCCTACGATACCTACCGCCTAGAGGGTAAAATAGAGGTAGATACGTGGGTCAAGATGAGCAGGGAGCAGCAGTACGCTATCGACGCACTGAAGAAATCACTTAGGAGGAATAACAAATAAAGAATATGAGCAGAGAGGAGACAACAAGTACAGATAAGCAGTATTTCCAGACCTACAGCGGAGCGTTTCGTACGCGCGTGAGTGAGGATAATCCAGAAGCAATCAGCCGCATCCTTCAGAAAGGTCCGAACGAGGGGAGGGTGGTGTACGAGAGGGAGGTGAAGGCCCTATTCGGTACTATCGAGAATGTGGCAGTTGAAACCCACTCGGAGTACGGCAAGCGTCTGGTCATTACGCTCGACAAGAACGATGAGGGTAAGCACCCAGTACTCAGCTTTGGTGTGGAGAGTAAGGACGGCCGTGACGTACTTAAGAAACTACCCGCCATCGACTTCAGCAAGGAAGTCCGCATCATGCCGTATCGCTTCACTCCCGAGGACCGCAACGATGAGATCTCAGGCATCTCAATCTTCCACGCGGACGACGAGGGCAAGTTCACGGTAAAGGTGGAGAACTACTTCTTTGATCCCGTGAAGAAGGAGCACACACACGGCTACCCTACGATTGACTGGGACAACTCAAGCGAATCGGAGCAGAAGATTTACAAGATTCAACGTGACGAGTTCCTGGTGAAGTATGCCGAGGAGAATGTTATCTCTAAGTTCCAGTCAGGCGAGGTTTCGACACAGAAACCTGCTGAGGTAGTGGATTCGCTCTACAACAGAGGAGACATGAAGTACCCAGAAGAGGAAGTTGACCCAGCTGACATCCCATTTTAACCATGACCGAAACACCTAAGACGTTGCGGGAGAGGGTAGTAGAAATGTTTGACGCGGAGTTTCCTGAGTCGGCCTTCGCACGCGGAAGGGAACACAACGACCGCCACAAGGATTTCTGCTTCAAAATAATCTCCCTAGTACGAGAAGAAACGATAAAAGAAATAAACCGTGGTCTATTTGCTGAAGTTGAAGCGGCAGGGCGTGGTGACTTGATTGAGAAGGTATTGGAAGAAATCCGCACTAAGAAAGACGTATGAACAGCTATGATCGGTGGTTCCTGGGCCTCTATCTAGGTGTCTCAACGTTGTGTCTTGGTGTAGCAATGATGTTCTATTGCAAAGTATTCGGCATGTGCCTATGAACAAGAATATATTCCCTCAGTGCGGCGCGTTAGATCGAAACGGAAACCGGTGCCGCAAACGTTCGGCTATTCGACATCACTATCACGGAGATAGCGAACTCTACGACGCGGTTCGCTGGGTTGAAGTCAATGTATGCCCGGACCACGCGATGGAAATCGGATACGACTTTTCAAGTCCTAAACGGAAACAACGATGATTAACAAAGAAATACCTGAGTGGGAGAGGAAGTTCCGAGATCAGTTCGCCAATACCGGTTTCAATGCTGGCGTCAGGCAAGCCATCATAGACTTCATCCGCACGCAGCTACAAAAAGCTGAGAAGAGGGGTGCTGAGAGGGCAGTAGACTTCATAAAGAAACACGAGCTCACAAAGGCATGGGGGCCAGAGTTGGGCGACAAAGGTTACAGCATAGACAGTTACAGCAGAGTTTTCGAGGAAGCCCGTAACCTACCACTTATATGAGAAGACTAATCGGGAGACTAGGGACGAAGAACTTGGTTTATCTCCTGGGGAACCCGCACCCAAGTATGTTCGTGAGTGCCTATTCTCTTGTCCTCGTATGGATCATCAAGAAGTTCGACATCACGCTTACTAACTAAAAAGAAAGAAGAAAAAGACTTATGAAAAAATCTACCAGCCGAAGGGCGTATGGGATATTGAACGCATACGGTGATATTTGGTCGCCCCAAACGTGGCCCGACGAGAAAAGTGCTGAGGAATACCTTGAGGTGCAACGACGAAAGTACCTAGAGATGGGGAATCATACGGCGCTCTCGCTCCACAAGGTCGTTCAAGTGAAAATCAGCTACAAGTTTCCAAAAGAAACCTCTAACTAGAAAAGATATGGAGACCGAAATATTAGAGAAGAACCTTGCTTTCTGCAGATGTCTGTATCTCAAGCAGATATGGTACGGGAAGACCAGAAAACGAATGGCTTGGATTAACTACATGACCCAGGTCTTCTGGGTCTACTGTAATAAATGCGGCGGCAGGAGAGACGGAACCCTCTCGGTGAAATAGAGAAGAGGCGGCTTTGTGAGTCGCCCCTTCGTTACCCTTCCGGGTTAGTTGCAGATTGTCCTGCTGTGCCGTGCGTCACGGATCACGCATTTCGGTTCGTCGAAAGGGATTTTTACGGTCCCTTGTCTGAATTGGAGCCGCGGGCACGGTCTTCCCGCCACAGAAACACTCCATGTCGTGAGTAGGGGAACCGCAGCGGGTGCAACGTCTAAGCATAGGTACTTCTCCTTCCGCTCCCATTGTACCCATTGACGGGGGTACCGCGCCCTGTTCATAATTACCAGGCAGACGAACTGTTCCGTGCACCGTCCCAGATAACCGTGAATGACTGCCCAACGCGCGTACGAACGCCAACGACACATTCCCCATACCCTTACGCACGGAATCGCCGCCCGAAACATAGGGCGGCGTCTGCTTTTACCACATAGATTTACTTGATACCCACGGTTTAACACCCTCGCGGTCGTATATCTTCTTCGCGCACCTGATATTGTCTGCGGCGTTCGTCCGTGAACCCGTGCACTTGTAGTGGTTCCAGGTCCCGATGAGGATTTGGAATACGCCTGTAGCGGTAGAGTGCGGGTTCTTGGCCGTAGGTACGAACCTGGATTCGGCCCGGGCGACGCGTACCATGATGTGCCCCATACCGAACGTAGCCTCTATCTGCCCCTGTACGGAGCCTGTGGGCTTGGACGGCGCCCTTGGTACTTCAGAGACCTGGACGCGCTCAGGGAGGCGTACACGGGCTTTGAGAGGCTCTGGGGTGTCGAGGGGACTTCTGTCTACGAGAGCGTAGGCCCATAAGGGTGGTTCAGCTCCTTCTGGCTCCGCGGTCGCTGTGCTCGGAATGAGTAGTAAGGCGACTGCGAACAGGATAAGCTTTACTGTACTTATACGCCGTGTCCGCTGGAGATTTCTGCTGCTTCTACCTTCTTGTCCGCTACGCGGTCTACAGTGCGGACAGTAACGAATCCTGCCGTAATGGTGCCAATGAGGGTTATTTCAGCGTCACCAATCCAGCCCTTGAGGCGCGCATATCCTGCCGCTGCACCGATCACGATAGCCCAGAATCGGGGTGAGGCGAGGAATGCGAACTTCGGGTGTTCATCATTCATACCTCCAGAGGGTAGCGCACCAGGAGCGGTTGTCGAGGGGGATACTGTGGATAAGAAGAAGCCCGTGTCGGCCTTGAATTTCTCGTAGGCCTTGGCGGTAACTGGGCCGTAAAAGTCCGTTATCTTCTGTCCCTGCGGGAAGTACCCCAACGTCTTGAGAATGGTCTGAAACCTGCTGACATGCGGGCCCTCTGCGTTCAGTTCGAGTTTCATAGGGGTAGTTTTATAGTCCTTGGCCAAGGTTTCCACGAAGAAACTCTCCGGGTTCACACAACCGGCATAGCCATTTTTCTCCGCGAGCACCTCGTAGTAGTAACCTTCCTTCTTGTAGACGCCGTTGGCGGTCGTGAGGTAGGTCTTTGTAGCACTCTTAGTCTTTGTCTTCTTGAGTACGCGAACCTGCGGGCCGTGGAGATGGCCTCCAGGACATCCTGGACGGTACTTCGTGACCTTTATTCCATTCCTATACACATCACCCGTGTTGCCAGTCGTGCCGATGATTTCACCCACGCCATACGTCTTCCCTGGTTCCGCGTAGATGTCCTGCAGGTGACCGTAGGAGACCTCGAACACGCCGTCGGCGTTCTCTACGATGAAGTAAGCAGCTCGGTAGCGGGAGAGGTCGAAATTATCTTTGTTCTTGATTGAGTAACAGAGACCCGTGGCGCAGTTAGGAAGCGGTGTCCCGCACGCAGTCTCCCAATCTATTGCCGTGTGGCCCTTGAGCCCACCCTCCTTGTAGAGGGAATTGGCATTCTTATCGAAGCCTTGAGTAATCGTGTTCCTTGGGAACGGTAGGTAGAGCCATTTCATAATTAGGGTTTTAGTTTATCCACTTGTTCATCGACTGCATGGTGAAGTTCGTTTTTCGCGTCCTCCACGCCCTTGATTTGCACCTGCTGCACGTTCCTCACCGTGTGGTCGAGGTCGCGCACACGGTCCTTCAGGGTCGCTATCTCAACGGCGTACGCTTTCTTCTCGGTCTCCCACAAAGCCTCCTTGGTATCGAACTCGGCCCGCTCCTCACGCAGCCGTCTCTCATAGAAGTCGCGCTGCTCATCCAACCGCCTTTCAAGGTTATTAATCCTCTTGCTGAGCTCTCCTATGGTCTTACGGTCGAAGTTGGTAGTGGCTGTTCGGTCACTGAGAATCCACTTAATGACGAAGAAAGCGGGGGTGCCGAGACCTCCCATGAGCGCGATTATTTGTAGTGCTACTTGTGTGTCCATGGCGGTACGTTGGCGCAAACATCACGGTGCATCCTGGCGGCCGTAGCAGCAGAAACCAGGCAGAAGAGGCCGAATATCCAGGGGAACCAGACTCCCAAGTCTGCGGAAAGGAAGATGACGAAGAGGAACGCCCACGTAAAGGACGCAGCTATGGTGATGTACATGCGATAGGTAAGGCTGCCGTGGAGAAGAGCGAAGAACTTATTGAATGATACGAAAAGCAGCAGGGTTCCCAGTACCGGCTCCGTGGTGATCAGCTTCACGTAGTCGTATGAGTGGCTCGTCGTGTAGATATCCGTATAAGGATTCAGCACCACGAGTCCCGAGATGAGGAGAACGAACGACGCTAGGAACTCGAACGGCTCGTAATCGGCCGTGAGAAAGATGAACCTGAAAAGGTCTCTTAGTCGGCTAGTGAGTCCAAGCATGATTGATAACTAGAATAATAAATCCGATGCCTCATATTAGCGTGCTCAGTGCCCTTGTAGTAGCATTTCTCCCCATACTTCCCCTTCACCCAGTCAAGGGAGGCCTGCGTAGTGTATGCCCAAAGGAGGGCAACCAAGCTCGCAAACAGTGCCAGAAATGCGTAGTGGATTGGCTTCATACTATGCTACTACTACTATTAGTAGAGTGCTACATAAAGGGGCGCGTTGCTGGTGCCAACACCAGTCATGGCCTGAGTCGCCGGAAGTGTATTTTGGCCGGCAATCGAGCCAACCAGTTTCACTGAGTTGGCAAAATCCACCGACGGGACGGTTGAAATGCCCGCGCTGTTGGCAAGCGTTGTTCCTGATCCGATAGCCGGGGCGGTCGTCTGCACCGAGCTGTTGTACAGCATGCCAATGAAGTAGACCCCAGCAGCAGCCGTGTAAGGAGCAGAGAGTGCCTTGCTTGTCCACGCGCCGCCTGTCGCTTTCCAGATATTGCCGTCATCGGTCGTTGACGCGACCAGCGTTAGGGTGCCACCTGAAATGGTATAGAGGCCTATACCATTGTAGTTGTCGGCGGTGTAGTTACCCGCGGTCTGTTGATACCAACGGAAGCCAGTTATGGTTTTTGCCGTGGTGAGGTGAACCGCCATGAGACGCAGTGTGCCGTCTGCAAAGGCTGTCGAAGTGTTTATCTGCATCGGTGTCAGGCCGAAGCTCTCAGCCACAATGCTTGACCCGAGAGCCTGCAAAGCATTGACGCTTGGCGTGCTCATGCTCTCAATCTTGTCGTACACCGCGTTCTTGGTCGGAACCTCCAGACTGCCGTTCCACCCAGAGCCGTACGCTTCGTCGGGCACGCTGATGTCGCCGGTGAATGTGCCACCGGCCTCGGGTATGATATTGCCGTCAGTAATAGCAGTGTTGAGCTGGGCTACGGTTGTAGTTACTGCATTGTCTGCTAAAGAAATGCTCTTAGCCATAAGCGTCTGTGCACCTGACACCGTCACTACGTCCACGCCGTCTGCTTTCAGCACACCCGTACCCGATGGCTGGATATCGAGGTTGCCGCTCGCGTCTACTTGGAAGTCTGTGAAAACAGTGGTGTTCGTGTGAGTCAGACGCATCTGCGGTCCCGTCGCATCGAGCACGTCCAGCTTACGACCAGGCGTGATGGTGTTCAGGCCCAGGTTTCCGTTCACATCAATAGCCAAATCGCGTACAAATGCTGAGCTGCCTATTGGATAACGAATGATATTGAAGTATGGCTGCCCAGCGCGGGTATCGAGCCGGAAGATACCTCCCATGAAGGAGGTGTCTCGCGTTGTGATCTGCGGGACGTTGATGGCGTAGGAAAGAATCTCGCCATTTACCTCAGTAAACATACCTGAGACTCTTCGCCCAGTACCACCGAGCTCGATACCTGTATCCGTGTTCACTGTCTTTCCTACGAACACCCCCGTACCCATCTTAATCGTGCCGTCGTCGGAGAGGATGGAGAGCTGTGCTGAAGGGGCGACATCCGCGATACCAACGTTGCCGCTCAGCACAGGAGAATTAGCGCGTACGATAGAACCCGTGCCCGTCGTAGTGTTCCCGAGAAGCGTGGTGTTGACGTCGTATGCCTGGATGGTGATACCTACGGCGTTGGTGATGCGAGCGTCTGCATCGCTGTTCGTGTATTGGGTGATGGTGGAGCTGATAGATCCGGTGGTGTCATTGTACGCAAGACCGGCTCCGAGGTTGTTGCCGATGGCATCCTGCGCCATCTCGTCCGTGTACTGCGTGACATCCCCTGCATAGAGGAAGTTTCCATCGGAGACCGCCGTATTGAACTGAGCTTTTGTGCTGCTTATGCCGACAATGCTGGTCTGATCGCCGGTATTCGTTCCTGACTGGTTGCCTATCGTCGTGAGGTTGGCATCGGTGACGTATCGCTTGTTGGCAGTGTCCGCGACATCGGCCGTAGTGAGGGTAACTGCCCCAGTCTGTCCGTTGACGCTTGAGACGCTACCAGTGGGCGAAAGGAGCTCGCTCCAGTCGGCCATCGTTCCCGACGCGCCGCCGTTCTGGGCGTAGGTCTTGTTCTGGTCGGTGCGGATGGCTATGTCGCCCTCCTCAGCCGCGAGAGCGAGCTGTGCTGCCTGGGAAGCGACGGTGTAGACGTCAGTGAGAGCGAGTCCTGGAAGCTGGCTGGTCGGTATCTTGGAAGAGCCGTCGAGCGTTGCAACGCCGCTGGCCGCACCTTTCTGGGTAAGTGGGACGTAATCGGCTACGGCCGTGTCTACGTAAGTCTCGGTCGCAAGGCCCGTAAGGTCGTCGGTGAGCGCGATGGTGCCTGTGGCGTCCGGGGCGAAGAGTTGCTGCGTCGCCGTGAGGTTCCCCATGCCGAGGACGAGCGTATTGTTATTCGCCTGATCCTTGAAATAGAAGCCGTTGGCTCCCGCTCCTGCCGTGTTGGTGAACTGAAGTATCCCGCTCTCGAGGTCGATGGAAGCGTTGTCTCCAACCGTGTCAGCAAACTGGAGCTGCTGCGTGTTGAGGTTCACCGCAGCTTGAGCTCCGTCGTAAGGGACGAGTGTAGTCAGGTCGGCAGGTTGTACCGACGAGTCCGCAAGCGCGAGGCTGTCCTGGGCGGCCGTGTCGAGCGCGATGACAGGGTTCGCAGGGTCGGTAGCATCTACGTCTATGCCCGTGCCTGCAACGACCGTATCAACGGTTCCTCCATCACCACCTCCTGCGTATTCTGGGATGTTGAGAGTCGTGCCGTCGAACGTGGCAGCGCCGGAGCTGCCGAGCGTCGTGAGGGTGATAGGGTCCTGGAAGTCGAGAGCCGCGATCTCCGCGTCGGTGTAGGCGTTAGCGGCCGTCTGTGCTGCCGCTGCGCTTCCGGCCGGGTCCGCTCCTACGTCGGCCGCGCTGAGGACGACGACTCCTGTCTCGCCGTTCACGCTATCGACGGCCCCCCCGCCGCCACCTCCCGGCGTGAAGGGCACCCAAGCCGTGCCGTTCCACTTGATGCTCTGGTTAGTGGTTATCCCGGCCACAGCAACGTCCAGAAGCCCGGAAAGGGGCTTATTTGCCGCTATGACAGTCGTCTCAGGACGGGCTTTTAGATATTCCTCCAAACCCTTAATGGCCTCGGCAGACAGCCGCTCATCGCCTTCAAGAGACTCCAGCTTATCCCGGATATCCTCAGGTTGGTTTGACTCAGGTACCCAATCTTCTAAGACGGCAAGGCGGTTGTTGAGCCCTGTTAATTCGTTTGAGAGGGAAGTGGCGACCTCTTCTAAGCGGGAGTCAGTATAGTCCGAAGTTTCCGCAAGAAACTCTTGACGAAGCCTCTTTTCCCGGCTCTTGTGACGATTCTCAGCCTCGTAGAAACGCTCCAGTAGGTCAGTCATCCTGTCCCCAGTACGTTCCAGTTCATCTGCGAGAGCCCTCAGATCTCTACTTACCTGACTTTTCGTCTCCGTTACCTCTTTCCTAAGGCCGTCTGCAAACCCTTTGACGCTCCGTACAATTGACTCGGCTACCTCGATTAGCTCTTCCGGACGAACATATTTACCGTCCAAGGCTCTGTCTAGGGAAACTCTCAGGGAGCTAAGCTCCTTCAGGCGGTCATCGTCCATTATTGCTCACAGCATACACCGCCAAACGTCAAGTGGATAAAGTGGGGATAACTACACTTGCACCCAATACCGATTGGGTATTACTATTATGAATAGGGGAACGTACTTTGTGCGAGTATCAGTCTTTGTGGGGCACGAGCCTTTGGCCTCGGCAAAGTATTACAGGGTGGTCACCCGTGTCAGCCGTGAGGTGTGGACAAAAGAATCGCTCCGCCTTGCACGGCGGTCGTAATCACTATCATGGATATCACTAACAGTATCTATGTAATGACGGCGACAATGACTAAAGGCATATTGTTACATCCACGGTTTCCCTTTAGCCATTTGCTTTTCTGCCCATCGTTTTGCGTCAAAACTGAGACCTAGCCGATAAGTCTCTCGTCGCCGTTCGTTTATGCGTTCCCGATTGTTCTGGTAGTATTTTTTCGTATAGAAGTACGATGGTGGTCTAAGACCAGCTTTCTTCTGGGAAGTCGAGAGGCGGCGATACCATTGTTCATCAATGTACACCTTTACAAATTTGTACGATTGAAACGTACAAATCTGCGCTAGTACTTTCTTGGCGTTTACATAGTCACTTACTCTTCCTGTGGAGATGTACTTATCTTGCAGAACGTCTAGTGATCTGACGAATATATCCGGTATGGAACCGTTTTTGTGAACGTGAAAGAATACACCCTTCGGCATATCAAGGCATTGCCATAGTCTCTTCGCAATTATAGCCAGGAAGTAGCGTTGCTCATCCAAGATCACCAGCAGTATCTTGTCTGTGACATTCTTTACCTCTATCTTCTTAAACTCGTCAAGGACTTTAGCTAATTCTTGCTTATCCAGCATAAGTCCTAGTCCTATACATCATCGACTTCTTCCAAGCGGCCTTCAGCCTCACTTTCTCAGCTTTCGTGAAGGGCGCACCCACCCACGCACAATAGTCGCACTTACAGTTCTCCCGCATTTCATATTCATAAGCCTCTAAAATCCCTGCCGGGGATATGATCAAAACATATCACATAATGGTAGAGTCCGACCTAGGTTTATCCACACTATTGACAATAACGGAGAAAAGGTATATTGTGCGAAGGACGGGATAAAACGCTTGGGCCCGCTTGTCGTGTGGTACTCTGAGGGAACACCCGAATAATAAGAAAACCTTGCGACCAAAGCTCTGCCCGGGGCTGTTTACTCGCAAGGTTTCAGCTCCCGGGTGGAGTTTTGGATTTTAGAACTAAAAAACCTTGCCATGAAATTAAAAATCGCGCTGCTCATGCTTGCGCTCTTAATCGCCGTGCCTACATATGCCAAGAGCAGCAAACCAACGTTCTCACAACTGACCGCTGAGGTGAAGTCCCTTACCAAACAAGTCAAGGCACTCAAGAAAGAGAACCGAACCCTGAAATCCAGTTGTTCTACCGACCCTTCCCTACTGCAGAAGAAGATCGCGGAAATAGATCTTGAAGTCCTCAAATACCGAACAGGCCACTATGATCTAAAGATATGCAAAGGCTGTTCGTCTTCGGGCGTTCAAAATGCGCGACGCATGAAGATAAACGAGCTCGAAATTCAGAAAGCCCAACTCATCACCAACAGCTACTAGTCAAAAGCAAGCCGCCCACCAGGGCGGTTTTTGCTATCCCCAGGCCGGTCGGAGTGGGTATTTAAGTACTATAGGGGGTGGTTCTTGTGCTCAAACCCGTGGGCCTGGCGTGGTGCGGCGGCCTCATTCCCAAGGGTTGCATGCCGAGGGTTCGATTCCCTTCAGGTCCACAGATTTGAACGTAAGAACTACTGCTCCTGTAAGGAGTTAGTCGAGGCTCAACTGAGGCCCCGGTAGTTTAATGGATAGAACGCTCGCCTACTAAGCCTGAGGTTCAGGTCCGATTCCTGGTCGGGGCGCCAATTGCGCCTCAACTAACTCCTACTCCCCCACCCTAGCATACGCATTTCTCGCCTTACCGAGCGGGTGTGGATACCACTTCCCCAGTCTTTACGGATCGGTAAAATACCGCCCACTTATTGCACCCTTGACTTCGGACTCGGTATATTGTGCGAAGGATTGTGCATATGTATCTCGGCTATCCAAGGGGGCCTCCACCCATCCTACCTCTAGATATAGAGTCGCCTCACTGGGGATAACTTCCCTTTTAAGCCAGGTAAGTCATGTATAGTCCTTAGATATGAAACTACACAAAGAAACTGGGTTCTGGGTGCTGTTCGGGATGCTGGCCGTCAATCTGTGGATGACCATGAATATAAGTACCGACATAAAGACAGCGCTTGACTGGCTTATACTCCTGCCGCGGCACATCCAATAATGTACGGGGTACGACCTATTCTGTGGAATCTATTCTGGGGAGCGCATCTCTTCGCGCTCTGGTTGATCCTGACCAATTAGAGATGCCCCGACAGGTGCGGCTGCGAACGCCTCAACAGGCCTACGGGCTTGCTCAGGACTCACATCTATCTCCCACCATTCGACTCCCCGGGCGTCAGTCACCCTACGGGCCTTGAGACGCTTCCGCATATACGCTCCCAGGCCCTCTCCTTTATGCATGCCCACACCCTCGTACCACTGGTAGATAGGGTTCTCGGTATCTACTTTTCCTGATATGTCGAACTGCTCACTTTGGTAGTCGAGATTTCCTCTGAGTTTTGGTGGCACTTCGCCACTTCGTAGGCGAGTCACGACTTCAGGGTCTATATCCCTAGCTTGCACTGCTTTGAACTTACCGTCTCCTAGTACGTCTGTGATGATGTACTCACCGTGGTCGCCTTGAATACGCCCGCCAACTTTCATGTTGTCTTGTGTGAGTAGGTCACGATACGCGTCGTCATATTTAGGGTCGCCCACGCGCCAGTTACCCGTGCCTTGACCCAACCCCTCAATCTTCATAGCAGTCTCGCCAGTAGGGAACTGGAGCTTGGTCTTGCCGTCCTGTGCTGCACGTTTCACTTCCTCGCGTATGACGCGCTCGTGCCAGGTGTTGCGGTAGGGTTCGAGCTTGGCAAGTGCTGCGGCCTTCTCTTTTGCTTCTGTGATGCGCCACTCCGAGTCAGGATTGTTGTTATAGAACTTCCGCATGGCGGCTTCGTTGACCTCCTTGTTGGAACCGAACTCCTCCTCCATACGCCCCCTCTGGAAGAGGTCGGACTGTATCTCTATGACGCGGCGGGTAGGTTCCTTCGATAGAGGCGGGATTTCTTCGCCCCAAGAGTAATCCCCTATATACGGACTAATCTCTTCGCGCGAGGTAGGCAAGTCCTCTATACGGGAGTGGGCGAAGTAGTTAGGATTTTCACCAGACGAGAAATGAACGCCCCCTGCTGAAGTTTTGATTGGCGACTCGTACACATGTTCCCGGTAGTCAGCAACAGGGCCACGTAGTTCGTCTGGCAGGCTCACGTTCTCGTATTTCGGGGAAAGTCCGCGTGTCTTGCCAGTGTCTCCTACGTTATTCCTGTTAAGCGGCAGCAACTCACCCTTTACCCTGGCGGCGAACTCGGGCACATTTATAGTGGTGGCGTTACCGGCAGAAGAAGCGCTGAGCGGAGCTATATCCTCAAGCGCATTTCGTATCAAGTCCCTTTCGGCCTGCTTAAGATCAGGGGAGTTGGTGAGATCCTGAATGAACTGGCGGGATACGGTAGTTCTGCCTTCGAGCTTGCCGAGGAGCTTGGTCGAGAGGTCGTCGAAGTTCTTGAAAGCCTCCGGGGAGGTCACTGCAGCGCCCCGTGTCACATCCTGTACTGAGAGGCCCGGACGGATGTTGTTGGCGTAAGCGAGGGCTTTCTGCGGCATCCCTGAGTCGAACAGCTTGTCCCCTGGGGAGACCCGCTCCAGGTGGTTCACCATTGCCTGCCGCCAGAGTACAAGCTCCTTGTCCGTCAAAGTACGCCCCTCCACTAACTTGCCCACAATACGCTTTACGACACCCCGCGGAATAGAAGACACCTTGGCGAAAGCTATAAGGATAGGTATAGAGAGCTGCGGAATAGCTATGATTGCACCGAGAACCGCGAGGATGGGGTTCGCGGTAGCGACTCCGTAACCTGCGCCAAGAAGAGCACCGCTCTGTACGTAGTTTCCAGGCCGCACGCCCTGCGCTGCGCCTGCGACGTCTTCTATGGCACGTACGAGCTGTATCTGCTGGCTTATGCCAGGTACGTATTTTTCAAGACGCCCGAGGATCTGCTCACGACCCTTGTTCGTCGCGTTGGTTATCTTGGTGAGAGCGTTGTCTTTGAGTATCCAAGCTCCCGTGTCGTCTCTCTGCAGGTACTCTTTCTGGATAGCTCTGAGTTCTCGTACTCGTGGTGAGTATTGAGCATCTACATCTTTAAGGCCCGGCAGCTGAGTGGAGCCGACCTCATCCCAACTACGCCGTATCTCTCGGGCCAGATTCTGTACATCTTTAGTCGTGTCCGTACTCCAGTCGGCGAGTTTGTCGAGCGCGCGGCGGCCCATGAGGAAACCGGCGGGAGTGAGCTCGTCTGCAGCCGCATACTGGCCCACAAAACGCTCCAGGGCGTTTACATCTCCCGAAGAGAGGGGTGGTGACTCGGGTGAAAGCCTGAGTCTCCCGTCCTGGAGCTGAATACCGTGTTTTGCGAGGACGTTATCTACCGGGTTATCGGCAAGCTTCACTGTCTTCGGTGCCGCGCGGATGGCGTCATAAGCGGGGCCAAGCTCGCCGAGCTCAGTATCAAGCTGCTCGAAACGCTTACCAACCAGGTTTCCTAAGGAAACCCTATCCTGCCCCGTCTTCTGGGCCGCCGTAAAGGCTTTCGGATCGGTTAAGATTGTTGTGATGGTATCTTGGCTCAGTCCTGCTGCCTTTGCATAAGCTACACGCGTAGTGTTCGCCCCCAGCCGAGCAGCGCCGAGCCCCACACGACCTGCGACGGGAAGCCCAGCGGAAACTGCTGTACCGAGGCCTGGGCTATAAGGGTCTGGGGCACCCTCTTGGAGCTTGATACCCGTCTCGACACCATATCCGGCAGTACCAAGACCAGTAGACCACCCAGCGGTTCGCGCGACCGTACCGCCTCCAAGAGCTTTCCCTACTGTGGTGGCGACGCGCCCCACCGGAACGGCCATACCTACCGTTTCAGCTCCCTGGCCTATGATCTGCTGCCGGCCTCGTTGGGTGTCGATGGGTCTCTGTCCTTCAATCGCTATCGTACCCAAGAGAGGAGCCCTAAATACCCGCGCTTCCTCGGTTTCCCTTTGGATGTTCTCTGGTTTACGGCCGAGAGCGGTGGCAGCAAGCGCTCCGATTGCCTGTCCCCCGCGTAAGGCACCCTGTATGAAAGGTTGTGCGATAGAACCAAGAATCGTAGGCCCAGGTACGGTGTCGCCGCGACTGGCGGCTATCTGTTCCACCTGAGATCTTGAGAGGCCGCTGCTCAAGAGGCGCTGTAGCTGTTCTGGAGTCAGTTGAGCCATACTAGAGGCCTATGAATAGGTTACGTACCAAGTTACCCACCCCACTTTCGACCGCCTGGTCGTATGTCTGGGGGTCGTTTGCGTAGGACTCGCCGAGGACAGAATCGTAGATGTCCTCGCCTATCAGGTCGTTAGCGTCTGCTCCCGTCATCTCCAACCCCCCGTTAGGCAAGACAGTCTGTTGCTGACCCGTAGGCTGAAGGCCGAACGTGCCTAGCTGGTTGGTGTATTTCTGTATCTGGGTATCGAGTTGCTTCAGGCCGCCAGCCCGACCCCCCTTCGTGAACGTATTGAACGCTCCAGCGGCCGACGTTGGGTTGGGGATGGCCTTTTCAAGCACCTCGCGGTCGGGAGCTTGAAGCGCACCAGTTCCCTCGGCCTGCGCCATGGCGAACATGAGGGTGTTGAATTGCGACTGCAATTCGGCGGAGTCACTACCAAAGATATTGCCGCCAGCCGCTCCGACCTTGGAGTCGTAAAGCGATCGGTAACGATTTAGCTCAGTCACAAGGTTGTCGAGTGCGACCGCGCGTGTCTTCTGGGGGTTGGTGAGTCCCTGATACGCCGCTGCGTTAGCAAAAGTCGTTGTAGAACCAGTCTCGCCTGCTACAGTTGTTTTCGGTATTGCCGCCGCCTGTATCTTATTAAAGTCGCCTTCGACTCGATTGATGTACTGCCGCACGGTCGTTCCGTTGGCATCTGCAACATCGAGGCTGCCATCTTTCTCTGCCTGTGCCCAGGTCTTGCCATGGAAGAACATGGTCGCTACGTCGCGGATGTTACCGTGCTTGTTCCACTCCTCGGTTATATAGCCACGGCCAACGGCATCCTGTGCTGCCGGATTCGCAAGGTATTCCTGAGGCGTAAGGGACTGACCGTAGTATTTCTTCGTCCAGCTTGGGATGTTAAAGTCCATGACCTGGTACTTGCCATATGCTCGCTGACCCTTGGAGTTGGGCTTGCCCAGAGCATTGTAGTCGCCGCCTGATTCGAAGGTGTAAATAGCCTGTACCGCTGCGTCTGCGCCTGTAGCTCCGGTAAGGCCATTGGCGATAGGTGTGCTGGTGTTCGTCTTCGTGTTGTAGAAGACTTTTGTGCCGTCGGCGAGTTCGACGATCTGGCCCTCACCGCGCTGAAGAGCCGCAAGTTGTTCCCTGTAGAGCGGATCGTTCTCTTTGATAACTTGGTCAAAGCGTGACCGAGCAGCGTACTGTTGGTTTTCAAGACTCCTTTCACGATCACTCTGTGCTGTCTCAAACGCCCGCTGCTCAGCGGTCGTGAACTTGTCTTTATTCTGCTCGTAGACGAATTTCAGTGTCTCGTTGCGGAGTTGCTGCTTCTCGAACTCGGCTGCTACGGCGCGGTCGGCTATTGCCTTGGCGCTATCGTACCTACCCTGTCTCGACAGCTGAATGATAGCTAAGTCGGCCTGACGGCGCAGGGATTCGGTGTTTATGCGATTCTTCTCGGCGTCGAGCCCCGCCGCCGTCATGCCGCGGGCGTTCTTCTCCAAGTCTTCGAGGCGACGCACGTTCGAGTGCTGTTCCCTACGCATCTGATCATTTATGTCCGTGAGTTCGGCCTGAAGCGGGTCGACGGAGTTTGTGTACAGCTCATTACGCATTGTCTCCTCGCCTTCGCTCCCAAGGAGAGACTGCAGATAGGCGTTCAGGGAGGAGTTCGATGCTTGTTCCCTCGTTGTGGCAGTCTGCTGGAGGTTTTTAAGGAAGTCGTCAGTCTGAGTGCCGATGGCGGCAAGTTCTCCAGCTGTGGCTGTAGCGGGCGGTACTGAGGTAACGGCTACGGGAGCGGGGGTCGTAGTACTTGTAATAGCGGAAACTGGAATGACCGGAGCAGCTACCGTGGCTGGGGCGGCTGGTTGTGTCGTCGCGGTAGTGGTATTCGCGGTTATAGGGGTCGCAAGTGGTGCCGGTTGTACTGGCGCGGGAGCCACAGGATTGACTGGTGGAGGGGTGAGCGGAGCTATCCTGAGTTCGGACGGTGCTGGTATCCTGAGAGCCATATGGTATTGACACTATAGCACCTTTTGGTGCGGTTCATTGTTGATAATAACCTGCTCAAGAGCCATATTCACACCCCGGAGTTCTATCTTGAACTGTGCCCACTTCGACTGAGCCTTGTCGATACCTGAGGTGTTGAAAGCGTCACTGTGGTCGTTGCTCTCGGTCGTGATGGTGGTGAGTTTCTTCCAATTGTCGAGCACAAAGTCCATAACTTCCCCGGTTTCCACAGGAAACTCCTCGTCGAGCGTGACTGTATAGGTGTCTCCAACGTTGCTTATGGCCGTTATATGGGCCGTGTAGCCCGCTCCAGAGCCCTCTACAACACTTATCTCGTCCCCTATCTCGGCCCTTTTGAAGTCCCGATAACGGGTATCTACCGTGAAAGTGCTCGTTGAGGTCCAGGTGGCGAGCCCCGCGCTGCTGAATCGGGTGCTTACCGGGAAGCCGTAGCGCTCTTCCAGGCGGTATTTGACAACTATTTCCTGGGTAGGAAGGATAAACGGGGTGTATTTGTTCACTATCTTGTTGAAGGTGTCCTGAATCCTGTTGGCAAGAATCTTGGGAGTCACGAAATGCCCCACGTTGCGCCCCATACCGAGCGAGAGCAGCACGGAGATGTCGTCCATATCCTCGTTGTAGGTCGTGCCTCCGAAAAGGACCTCGGAGCCGTAGAAAAGGTTAGGGTGCTCTCGACTGAAGACCATAACTGCGCCCGGTTCCTCGACTGTGAGAGCTGAAGCACTTTTATGCGAGTCGAATTGGAACACGTCCCCCGCTGCGGGAGTGCCTGAGAGTGTTATATGGTCGCCGTTCAAGGCGTCCGCAGGGGTAAGCGCAAGCATAATAGAGGTGTCGCTGTCCTTGATGGCGTAATAGATCTGTCCTTCCGTGAGCCCTGTGATGCCGCTCTGATCACTGTAGAGCACTGCGTCACCTGTCTCAGCACCATGAGCTTCTGAGAACACGAGGTGGGAGGACGCCACGGTTGTGGGGGTGAGGTTGACGCGGGTTGTGTAGTTGTAGCCCGCGCGGTGGTTGAGGCCCGTATCGGGGTCGTATGTCCAGAGACCGGAGGGCATAGAAGGAAGGTACTTACCGGGGGCCGCGTTCCTATCGTTTTCAAGCTCGCCTGAAATGTTCAAGTACAGCGTTTCACCCAGAGCATCCATACCGCGCGAACCCATACGACCGACAAGACGATCTTCGGAGGCGTTCTTCCGCGTCCACGAGTAAGGCGTGTAATAAACAGGGAAGGCGGTGAGGTGGTCGAAACCGCCGCCGTTGAAGCGCACGACTTGACCTGAACTTAGGCAGAGCGTCATGGAGCTCCCGTATTCACATACGGAATAAATCCAGTCTGCGTTCACCGAGTAAGCGGCTTGGGCTGCCGATCCTGCCCCCGTCCAAATGAACATCTTCGCCGAACCTCCACCTACGTTTCTAGTCCCAATATAGAGCCTATCCTGCCGAAAACGAATGCAGGTTACAACGTACTCTTCGGGAATGACGAGCGTGGTGGTGAGGGAATAGTTGTCGTCATAAAGCCGCACGCTGTTACCGTTACCTACGGCAAGGCTATCAAGGTGCTCCGCTACACAGAGCGGGTGTGGTGCGGCTGCCGAAAGGCCAGTTACTCTCGTGTCCCAATCGTCTCCGGGGCGGTCGTAGCTCTTAATACTCGAACCACCCGAAACATGAAGAATCCCTTGAAAGATGAGCGCATCGGTGTCGAGACCGAAGCTCGGGGCATTGATAGGCGTTATGCCGCCTCCAGGCGAGCCGCTGTCATGCTGAGAGAAGTCAT